TTGTCTATAAGGAGTTGGCCCTGATAATAAAACGTCTGTGTAAGTCCCGTCTGTACTTGTGTCAGAACCTGTCTCAGCAACCTCGTCTTCTAACTTCTCTATGAAGTTTATAGCTGCTATTAGAGACCTGATAGTGTACTCCTGTCCTGTTACTGTAGTACCTACGTCGACCTTTCTTCTAGTTGTTAATCCTGCTCTGCCTATTGCGTCAGTATCTTGTGTGTTCTCTCCTACACTAACTACAGCCACGTCTCCTGCAACGTTACCTAACTGAACTATATATCCCCACTGACAAGTGGTATACGGTGTGTTCATGCTAAGCGTTTCGTTGTAAGTTCCGTCAACTAATCCATTAGCTTGTTCTTGAGCTAAGTGCTCTAAAGCTGTTATAATAGACTCTGTGCTACAAGGTGAGAAATCATCTAAAAAGATTTCTAGTGGCGGTAGATAAGAGAATCCTGCTATTCCTTTTCCCATAAAATTGTTGTTTAAAAATTAATTATTTTATAAATATACGTCTTTTATTTTATATATGCAAGCACCCCTTTAGCTACTCGCTTTTTAATATGTCTAAGTGCCCGTGACTCTGTAGGAATATAGAGGTATTATCGACTATCTCGTCACCTAAGTTTAAAGACCAATCGTTCCACTTGCTGTCTAACAACTCTACCTTTATACTATCTAGTTTCTGTAAAGCTATCATTAAAGCCCACTCGTCGTACTCATACTTACTTGTACCTTTAAAAACATCGTACAACTTCTCTCTTTCAAGATATTCGTATCGCCATTGGTTACAAATCTTTTGAGCTACCTCTAAGTCTTTAAAGTACATGAAACCACTATTTATCTTATGCCCGTGGTAATTGAAAGCGCTCTGTCTGATTTCGTCAGGGAGGTGCCACGTACCCTCGTAAGGTACGTAAGCAAGCTCCGTGTCTTCTTTAACTTTAAAATCTTTAAAAGGGTTATCTGATAGAGTGAACATATCTGCGTCTTGAAAGACTATAGGGCCTTCTACACCATCTATGTAATTAGCGAAGTTTGACTTATGGTATAACCCATTAATCAAATTGTCTTCGCTTTTTCTCTCTACGTCTCTTTCTGTAAGTACTGTTACATCTAGTGGTTTCATACTGTCTTGAAGTCTCTTAGCTTCAATTTCGTACTTCTTCCCTATTGCTACTGAGTATAAATTCATAATTAAGCTGTCACTACTGTGTACCCTTTCGCTGTTGCTATTGAGGCGTCGCAAGTTGCTGAACCTGGGTTAGACCTTACGTCAATTGTCGCTGTTTTTGTTGTTGCAGGTAACTGAGTAAATATGTCGTCTATAGTGGCTGCACTCATACCTTTGGACGATAAGTACATGGCGGAACTTGTCCCTACGTCTTCTAAATTAGCACATAGACCTACGTTTCTAAGTTTTACTAAAGTATTACCTGCACCTATATTGACGGACAATGATTGCATTAAATGTACAGAGGAGTAACCTATAGCGTCAAATTCTACGTCACCACCTGTACCATTTACGTAGTTATAATTGGCCAATTCGAAATCTGCTACTCCCGATACGTTCCAAGCTGATGCAGTTGGTCTGACAACTTTATAGTTTGTTCTACTATCTTCAAGTGGAGCAGGGAATCCTACACTTACTGCAGCTATGTTTTGCCAATTTCTGTCGTTAATCATTTCTTGATTTAGATACACCCACTGCGTACCTTTATATATAAAGGTCTTGCCGGCCTTAGCTGCGTCTGTTGTTGGGTAGGATGTCGGTACTTCTAAAGGCCCCGAAGAACCTACACCTGCCAAAGAGTTTAAATCTGATATCAAGGCGTCTAGTGTAGTGTAAGCTACATTACTACCATTTTTCCAAGCCCTAATCATTATAGGCTCTTGGATAGTCTCGCCTGTATTTATGTTTCGTAGACCTACTTGAAGCACCTTTTCATCTGACTCTCCGTCAGGTAAGATACTTACGTTACTGTAGATAGTTTCGTATAAACCTTTAGAATACTCGTTACCATCTAAATTGAATGTGGAGCTTGCTGCTCCTGCTTTTAATACTGCCATATTTTATATTTTTATATTAGAGGTAAAGATACAACTTTTATTTTATATGTGCAAGTACCCCTTAAGAGTAAAGCTTACGTAGGTTAGATACTTGAGAGGCGCTGAAGTCCTTACCTCTAGATGTTTTGAATCCGTTATTGTTAAGGTATGTTGCTATAGCTCTTAGAGATTTACCTTCCATTAACTCTACTACAGAGTAAGCCTTCTTATTATTAATATTGTTAAGGGCTTTGTTTCTTCTTGACACTATTGACTTTTGTCTAGACATTTCTGATAAGTTTTGAGGAGAGCCTAAAGATGTAATCTTATTACCTGCTTTAGAGATGTGATATCCATTCTGACCTATCTTAGTTTTAATTTCTGATAGAGCTCCTTTAACCCTAGCTTGGATTTTCTCTTTCTCCTCTTTAGCTACTAAGAACTTAATGTTTTTAGAGAAACTAGAGTCATTAGGCGCGTCAGCTTCTATGAAGTTAACTCCTTCTTGCTCTAATAAAGCTATGGTCATGAATCCTGACCTAGATAATCTATCTATTCTGTGTACTAATAAAGTAGAGCTTGTTTCTTTAGCTACTTTTAAAGCTTGGTTAAAACCTTCTCTTACGTCTGCTCCACCTGACACAATCTCTTCTACTATATCTACGATTTTGCCTCCGTAGTTATTTAAGAATTTGCTTATCGCTGCCTTTTGCGCGTCTAATCCTAAACCATCTCTTTGTTTCTCTGTACTAGCTCTGTAGTAAATAACGTAATTTGTGTTCTGCATAATAGTGTGTTTTTTATTTGTGTTTTACAAACATACGAAATATATTTGACAATTCCAAACGTTTAACAAACTTTACAGTAAAATAGTTTTTATTTACCTCGTATTTTTTTAGTATCTTTGCTAGATAACACACACTAAACAAGATAATAATGGCAAAGAAATTTATAACTGTAAAAGCTAGTACCGTAGATGCAGACACTCTGTTTAATGTCGACGGCCTAGAATATAGAAGAGGAGACTACACTATAACATACGGAACTATTTTATTAGATTCGTCTGATAATGTAATAAAGAGCGAAGTAACTGTAGGGATACGTAGTGTAAATGAAAATCAAACTGTAATAACTAGGGAGAGACCTATTTCTGAGTATAGCTCTGACGGTGTAACTACGTTTAGTGATTTAGACTCTTTAATATTATACTTAAACCCTATAGTATTTGCCGCTGATGGTGGAGGTATACCTATAAAGCAGCAAGCTGATAATTACTCAGCTCTGATTGCAGGTAGTGAGATAGGAGATATAGCTTACGTAGAAAACTCTCAAGGTACTGCTTGGCTACCTGGTACACTAGGAGGCAATTACTACCCTGAAGGTTGGTATGTTTGGGATGGCTCTGTGTGGGTGTCAGATAGAAACGCAATAGCTAATGAAATTAATAACCTTTTACTTAGTGCGGGAGGTTTAGATAACAGAATATTAGTTACTCAAGCTAATAAAGACACTACTTTAGGTGGTACAATAGATTCAACTAAGCAATATTTCTTAGACGGTATAATTGATATGGGTAGTACACAGATAACTGTGCCTCCTACAGGTATGACTATATTAGGCCTATCTTTTGATATTAGTGGTCTTACATCATCTGAAGATAACTACACAATGTTTGTTTCTGAATCTATAGCTATAGGTAGTGGTAACTTGTTAGGTGCTGACTACTATGTATCAGTTACAGGAGCAGGTTCTAAAGTGTACGAGCTATATGATAGTACAGGATTCAATGCTTTTGAGTTTGCTAGGATAAATTATATAAACTGTACCAGTTTAGGGGACATATATGATTACAGGCAAGGGTTAGAAAGTGGTACAGGTAGATTTGGAGGGTCACCTTCATTAACGCTTCACGGATTATGGAGAGGTGGTTACAGAATAACTACAAGTATTGTTAGAAGTTTAGCGGGCACAATGACTGCTCCACTATTTAAAGAAGGTGTAGCATTCCAAATGAACTCAAGGTTTTTAACTGATATTAACTGTGATTTACCTACGTTAGCGCCACTTTGTGATTTTGAAGTGTCCAACTTCCCAAATCCTTCAACTATTCAGGTTAAAGGGGCTATATTAAGTAGGGATGGCGCTTTTGATGCAAACGACAGTAACATATTCCCTAACTTAACCCCTGCTGATTTACCTTGTGATTGGGATAACAATATAGGGATAGCTAATACATTTGTTGGAGGAGCTATAAACAACGACGCTGAGGTTCAGACTGTTATAAGTGCTCAGAATGTGCAAGTGGACTTAAACGGAACCTTTTCTACTATAGACTTACAACATTTCGACAGCCCTTCTGCAGGTAGGTT